GTGTACGAGGTAAAGAGAGGAAACAAAAATGTCAGATAACATCGCAACAGTAGTCGCCATTGGCGACAAGCCTATCGAAAACGGTCTTTGGGTAACTCCAAAGGTAGGCGACATTCTTTACTCATCATGGGGCTACGACCAAACAAACATTGAGTTTTTCAAGGTGGTCAAGGTCAGCAAGTTCTCTGTTTGGATTCAAGAAATTGGCAAGGAAGTTGTCGAAGTGACAGGGTGGGCGCATCAAAATGTGGTGCCAGTCGATTCCCCTGAATATCAGGTTCGCAACTGGGACAACGAAAAAGATGATTGGGACAATGTAAACACATTCATCACAAAGACTCACCCAATCCAACGCAAGAAGATTCAGGCTTACGGAGATGGTTACGGTGTCAGCCTTAACTCATTCTCATCGGCTTGGTTATGGGATGGAAAGCCAAAGGGTCAAAGTCAGACTTGCTAGATTATTAACCCCAGTTATGTTATACTGGACTTGTTCTTAGAGAGGAGAACAAAATGACTCAAGGAATCAAAGACCCAACAACAGGTAAGACCTACATCTTCAAAGGTCTTGCTCCTTTAAGCCGTGTCACCGACGCTTGCAATTACGACGACCATGGCTCATGTAAGTCTGCTCATCAAGACTTAATCAAAGACTTTAATTTCGAATTTACAAAAGCCGTTTGCTGCTTATGCAAGTGCCACTTCGAGGGAGGTAACTAAATGGGATGGGATGTCACTCCAGTCGGTAAGAACATCACTACTAAAAAGTATGTCGTGCATTACCTAAAGACTATGTACAACGATTCTTACGAAGTAGTCAAAATTGTTGAGGGTAAAAACAATTATGGCGAAAAGGCTTTCTATGTCGCTGCTAAGAAAAAGGGCGATAGCAAAGTTTTCGCTGTTGTCTTTTTAACTCGCCGTAAGAATGGCTCCATCGCCGTGAAGGTCATCGGAGAATCATCACTTCCAGGATACATTGAGGCTCCAGCAAACTTCATCTATCTGCTATCTCCAACTGATAGCGAATGGGCTAACCAATGGAGAGCAGACTGCATCAATCGCTATATCTCGACCAAGATACTCAAGGAGGATGTAGCGTGAGAATGTTTATTTACAGAAAGCATGGAAAAGTTCGTTTATCAATCGTTCGCAAGGGAGGTAAGTAAATGGGATACACACATTATTGGACAATCAAGGAAGAACTCACACCTGCTCAATTCAAGGAGTGGACTGAGGGAATCAAGGCAATCGTCGAAACTGCTACTGAGGCTGGAATTCCACTAGGTAACGGTCTAGGTTTTGATGCACCAAACATCGATGAAACTCTAGTTGCTTTCAATGGTGTTGGAGAAGGCGGACATGAGACTTTCGGAATCAGACTTGGTGACGAGGGCTTTGATTTCTGCAAGACAGCAGAAAAGCCTTATGACGCCGTTGTTACTGCAAGCCTTATCCACGCCAAGAAAATCTTTGGTGATGCAATCGAGATTAAGTCAGATGGCAACTGGGATGATTGGGACAGCGGGAAGGTTCTTTACGAGACTGTCTTTGACATCCAGCCTGAGAGCGTAATCGCATGAGCGAGGTACTTAACGACCTAGTGGATGAGTTTGGCAAGGGAATTCTCTCGTCATCTCATCCACATACAGGTTTAACTTTGAGGCAATGTCAGATAATCTTGAATGAGCATGGATTTGAAAAAGGTATTGAAATTGTCAAAGAATGGAAGGAAAAGAATCGTGGCGCTAACTGAAAGAGAACGAATCATTAAAGAGATTCAAGCGTTTGCATCTGAATACGCACATCCAATTACGCGAAATGGCATCTCACGGGATGTTGTAATTGTTGAACAACTACTAGACTTCATCACACCTACAACAGAATCGGATAAGTAATATGACAAAAAAAATACTTTTCAAATCTTGTTATCCTTGGTTTTTTGAAGTTGCACCGAAACCAATCCCAGCAAGTAAAAATTTGCCTGATTGGTTTAGAAAAATGAGTCCCTATATGGTTACACCAAATAATCCTTTGGGTAAGAGTTTTTCTCTTATGAACTTAACCGCAAACACTTCGGGGAAAAAATGTGTTCCTATGTTAGACGCTCTTACGAGTGGTTACTTAATACCTTTATGGAGCGATGTTTTTGTGGATGCTACAAGTGAATCAGAAATTCCCCGAATAACTTGGCGAGTATCGAGACCTGTTTTTGAAATGCACGGCGACCAAACTCAAGGCGTAGAGGCACCCGAGGATTTTCACCAGCGACCCTTTAAGTATTTGAATTATTGGCGAATCATCACTCCACCTGGATACTCAATTTTAGTAACTCAACCTTTTGGATTTAGGAATACAAATTTTCAAGCGATTCCCGCTGTCATTGACACGGATAAATCCAACCTACAAATTCTGTTTCCCCTTTGGATTAAAAAAGGTTTTAAGGGTGTTATTGAAAAAGGTACTCCAATTGCTCAAGTAACTCCTTTTAAGCGTGATAATTGGGAAGCCGAATACTCGACTTATTCTAACGATACAGATTATCAAAACTTAGAAGATAAGAACTTTAATGCACATCTAATCAATAATTACATGAGACGAGAGTGGTCTAAAAAAACTTATGAGTAAATTAGAAACCCCGAGCCACCTGAAGCAAGTCTGTAACTTTTATTAGATAACCTTTTGAGTAGTTAGGCGGAATCGAACACTCAATTGGATGACCGTACTTTTCAACGGTGTGCTTTAACTGCTCGGTAGGCACAATGAGCGCCATCGCCTCCAGCACGAAAGCCCAATGCGTCGCCTTGGTTGCCTGTAATCCTGATGGATACCATTCGGAATTGTTGTCGCTCCAGCACCAAGTTTCGATGTAAAGGTTTCCAGTATTTCTCCAGCGCTTATCTCGCTTGACCTCAACAGTCTCGATGTTAAGTAAAGATTTAATGTAGGACTCACCCGCTTGTCCGTATCGTAAATCTAAATCAAAGTCAGAGCGCTTTACATCGTCCATGGATTTGTTTGTCCAATCGAAATAGGTGCAACGGTAGGGATAATGTTCTTGTTTTCATATACTGCGAGAAGTATCGCTTCGGCTCGGTCAGGGCTGTGAACGCCACGCCGTTTCATGTCAGCCTTGGCTTCAATCTGTATGCGACCTGACGAATCAGATTTATAGGTAGGTCCTGCTAACTGCGCCAAAACTTGTCTATCGACATCAAGGCGTAATTCCTGCCTGTCATCTCGAGGCTGCAAAAGGGTACGAGCGTTCCACCACATTTCTGCTCTTTGATTCTTGAACTTAGTTTGGTCTTTCGGCTTCTCAGCAACATTGACCCCAATAACCACCGCTCGCAATCCACGCTCTTTTACCCATCTATCTAAAAGGGAGACGACACCCCAGCCAACTCCAATCGTGTCAATCTTGACGCGGACTAAATCCGATAAGCCTCTGTCTTTGTGAATGGCAACTGCCTTCTCAATCTCAGCAATGACCACACCAGCGACATCAACAGCGTTTGCATTGACCTTGCCTGAACTGCGATGAATAATCGATGCGACATAACCATCCGCCTTTGCGATAACAAATTCATCTCCACCATCGGATGCAATATCCACACCCAATCGGATAACTGCGCTTTCCAGCATCTCTTCGTTTTGTGTTGCCAACTCAGCCCAATGGTAGGGAATGACCTTGCCTGTTCCCGTTTGTGGGAATCGTGCATGAACACGGGCTTCAACGAATGGAGAATCTTCTCCGAATTCGCTGATTACATCATCAACCCAAGTTTGGTCTACTAAGTGCGTTGCCACATCATGAGCCTCGACATGCGGTGGACATGACCGACATTGACCAGTCGCCTCACCCGTAAAGTTTGGTGTATCAAAAGCGCTAATCGGCAAAATGTTATAGAGCGGACTCGCACAGATTCTTTCAAACCATGACTGTTCTTGGTCTGTAGGCGGGTTTCCCAATACGAGAAGGCGTGTGTGTCCACCTGTCATGAGCGCTTCAAGTGCGCCACCAATCTTGTCTGAGATACCTCCAGCCTCATCAACCACAATCAATAAATGCGGTGCGTGGATACCCTGAACTGCTGCCTCATTATTATCGGCAGGACGGAAACCGTAGGCAACTACCGTGCCATCCATTTTCCATTCGGTAGTTAAAATCTCTCCAGGCAATTCATGGGATGTGTGAACTTTACGAATCTGCGCCCACATGATGTTTCTAACCTGTTTGAAAGTCGATGCCGTAGTAATCGCAATCGCTGTTCCAGGAGGATGAACTGAAATCCACCATGCAACGGCTCTTGCTGCTAAGTGAGATTTTCCAGGTGCGTGACATGCTGGCACTACTGTTCTTTTGTTATCGCGAATGGACTCAAGAATCTCGCGCTGCTTTGACCACAGACCTTCGCCTAATCCATCTTGAATGAATCCAACTGGGTCGTTCTCCCAGCGCCCCCACGGGTTATCAATCTCAGCATCAAGGATGACCGATAGCGCGTACTTCTCATCATCTGTGAGTGAGAGATAAATCTTTGTTCGCTCTTCAGGTGTGGCATTGAGAACGAGGTCTACCAGCCGTTCACCCATTTTTACCTCTTACGAATCGCTAGAACTTTTGCAATCTTATCTTCTAAGTCGCCCATTTCAACTTGGATTTTAATTGGGTCGCCGTTGTTTCCACCAATTTCAAACTTCTCTGTCTTTCCGAACTCCTCGGGAACTTGACGCTCCAACCACCACGCCGCCGCTCTCCAATCACCATCGTTACCGCTCTTGGCAATAACTGCAACTTTTTTAGCAATTGCCTCTGCTCTTGCTTGCTCAACTCGCTGTAAAAATTGCAGAAATACAACTTCGGTTGCATTAGATTTTGCGGTCATTGATAAAGATAAGCGCTCGCGTTCTGCTAATCCGCGACTCATCCAGTTATAGAAAGTCTTTTCGGCTATCCCTGAAGCGGTAACTGCCTTTCGAACAGGTGTACCAATTCGGATGTAGTCAAGCAAAGTTTGTTCCTTTGAGACATCGAGAAGGGCTGTCTTTCGTCCCGCGTTGCTCTTTGGCTTTGCTGTTGGTTTCTTCTTTTCAACTGCCATCGCCATTAAAATTCCATCCCGATGTACCAAAAGCCGAATTCAAAATAACAGTTATATTTCGAGATAGTGAAACCAATTGCAAGTCCGCCTGTGCGTCCATACATAAGCCAATGCTTACCTAGTTTTTTCTCCATGGGTTTATTCTACCTCCATTGAACATGCTTCAAGTGGCAAACCTAATAACTGCGCGATGTCTTTCCAGTTATAGATGGCGTTAGCCCATTCATTCAAATCTTCAGTATGAACTCGCATCGAGTGTTCACCGACTCGGATTGTAGAACGACCCACAGGAATATGCCCTGGCTTGGATTTTCCCCCCGCGAGAATCTCAGCCACTTCTTCAGGACTAAACCCTGTTCCCGTTAGATTTGTTGTCGTGAGAAGTTTGTTCAACTCCTGTGGGTCGTAGGTTGCAAGGTCGCTGGTTCGATTATCAACGATGAGGATTTTGATTTCCTCAATGTCATCAACATCAATCCAATGAACCGCAATCTTTTCCCATCCTAATTGAACTGCTGCCTGATATGTGTGATTTCCTGAAAGTATGTGTCGTGTCCGCTTATTGACCACGATAGGTCGATACTGCCCCATCTTGTTAAGGGACTCAATAATCGAGCCTATGTCGCCCTCACGCGGGTTCATAGGGTGAACCTTTATCTCATTGATGCCAACTGTCTCGACATCCTCAATCTTTGTATCGCTCTTCTCCCCGTTTGGCTCGGGTTCAACTGGCTTACGCTCGGGAAAGCCCAATCGGGTTTTAATCTCTTTGATGGCTTTTTGTTTTGTCGGTGCCTCGGTGTATAACTGCTCTTTCCAAGCCTTGTACGCCTCGCTATCGACCAAAAACTTCCATGCCCCTATCTTTACTTCAGGCTCGCTAGGTAAAGGCTTAAAGGCAATCGAACTCTTCTCTTCACCGCTGGTCAATCGGTCAAGGGTTTCAACCTCAGAAGCGCTAAATCCCGTTCCCTCCAACTCAGGCAAGGC